TTTGTTGCTCAGGTACTTATAAATAAAGTTAAATCAAAGTGTTGCGGAATTAAGGCAAAACAAAAACATTAGAAAAAACTAAGAACGTTTATGTAGTTTTAACTTCCAGTATATCCAACCTAAAAATGCGAGAATACCTATAAAAAGACAAACTGATGCTATCTTACCTATATTCAAGAAAGCTTTATCTGCCTTTGATAGTTGCTTCTCTACATATACTTTATCTTTCGATATTTTACTTATCACTGAGATTAATGAATCACACTTGCTATGATATATCGCCGTACTATCCTTGTATTCTTTAAGACTAGAAATACTATCTCTCAGCATTTGTACATATTCCTGTGATATTTCGTGATATTCGTAATGGAATCTATCTTCTCCAATTTTATTTCCATTTGCGTCATATTTCGAAGCTGTGCTGTCCTTTATATGCGTCTTCTCTTTTGTGGTGGACTTCACGGATTCCTTATGTGCTGCTTTATAAGATTCCAACTCTTTAATAAGCCTTGCGTTAAAGAGTGAATCCCACTTAGCCTCGTTACGTTTGTCAGTGATGTATGTCTGTTTTTCTATCACACGTTCTTTCGTCTTACATCTACAGAACATTGATAGAATCAGCATTGCTACTGCAATGATGGTTATCACTTTTGCTATCTTATCAATTAATCTCATAAGCTACTGAATTACAATCGTTACTTTTTCCTTTTTATCCCAAGCTGTCTTCATGGTCTGAATGAGCTTGCTTGTCCAAAATCGAGAATCGCTAACCCATCCTTTCTTATCGTTTTTACCGATAAGAATACACCCCTCAGTATCTTTTGCAGAGTTACCGCTATGTATGCGTATTCCTTCAAATCCTTTGACATTCAGAAGTAATGGCAACATCTTCTTGAATCTGTTGGAGTAGGTATATACGCATTCATAACTGCCGCTTGGAATTGCAGTCTGCCCATATACCTTTTTGTTTTTGATTTCGTCCAAATCCATTTTCTGATTCAATCCTCTGTCTGTATCTTCAAGAGTATTGCATCCGAACAATTTGCCATTCACGTACAGACGGCTAATAGTATAGCCATCCTTTTTCCAAGCCCTATCAATTAGTATTTCCATTTTTGTTTTCCTCCTCTTTTTTATCAAACTCCTGATTCAATCTCTCCAATATCGGTTTCCAATAACTCGGCAATGCCTTCGCAAACTCAAACCTCAGAATGTAATAAATAACTCTGAATGCAACATTCTTAGGGTATGCCTTAATGAGATTTTTAAACGAATTGCATATATACACATAGCAGAATATATACGTAAGCATTTTAATCACGAATAATGCTTCTGTATTGTCGTTGCAACTTACCATGATTCCATACATGACATACACAATAACAATATACAAGAGCATTTCTAAAAGTGCGTTCTTGAACTTCGATGCAGAAAAGTTCTTGCATCGTACAACACTCACGCCATCAGCTCGCATACCACAGAAGATGTTGAAGCCAAAGGCGATAACCAACGCCAAAACAAAACCTTCTGTTGGCGTTGCAAAGGCAAGTATAGCTGAAAATATAGTAACACCTATCTGCCGAATTTGCGAAGAATCTAATAAATCTATCATAATCTGTTATCCTGAATAATAAATAAAAATAAAGTTTCGGTCTTCTGATGCAAAGATAGCAAAAAAAACCGAAACTTCATTCAGAATAACGAAAAACTTTATACTTTTAAATCATGATACGGCAATTCTCCGTCATTTAAGAAAGAAATGCACTCATCGAAAATCTTACGTTCATAATCGAGCGCATTGATTTTAGGAAACCATTTCTTTATTTTTTCGTCATTGCGTTTAACCATTTCACCCCAAAGAACACACCAATCATTAATTGTGATGTTGTCGTTTTTAACTTCGTGCCAATAGTCTTTCGCCACATCCTTTGTGTAGAGCTGGTTAATGAGACAAAGATGTAAGTCTGCCATTTCTTCATCAAAATGGCACTCACCAATCTCACATTGAACTTGCTTCATCATATCAAGCATTACACCGTCATTCATTCCAACTTCGCAACAATCAGCCATTGTTGCAACACAATTCTTAATAGTCTGTATATCGTTGCTTGCCAATATGTTTTCAAATACCTTTTTCATAACCGTATGTTTTTAATGTTACTTCAGAAAATACTCTCTGATATTATACACGCCATCCTTGTCTTTCAACAAGTCGAGTGCAAGGCTGTGTGCATACTTCACCAAATGTTCTGTATCAATCTCCTTAACATCTTCCTTGCCGAGAATCTTGGCGATGGTGCATCCATGGTCGCTTACAACCTGATTCATGGCAACGTACAAAGCGTAGTCATTGTAGTAAGGTTTCTCCTCTGTTACAAGTCCGAGACCAGTCATAGCATTGAGCCATGTCTGCATATCCCAAGTTGCAGCTGGATTCATTCCGTTCACAATCTCTGAAGCCTCCTTCTTAGTGAGATAGTTCTTCCACTTAATTGCACAAAGTTTTTCAACGTACTCTTGCGCAAGCTCTGGGTGCTTCGATGCCATATCCTTCATCATGCAGCGCATCGTATCTCCGAATGTGCGCATATACTTTACATTAGTTGATGATGCCATCATTCCGTAAAGCTCATCAAACTTACTCATAATGTCTTTTGCTTCCATATCTTATATTTTTTAAGCTATTATCAAATCTTTCAACTCCGCAAAGTCCTCCTCTGTGAAATTGATGCTTCGCTTGCTGCCAAAGAGGATAGCGGTTGCAATTCCGTCTGGCAGGTCAATAGACACAACTCCTTTGTCTATATGTCCGTGAATAAAACCTACATCGAATTTGTAATCTTCCACGGATTTTAGCATCTGCATCATATCTGCGAAGATGGTATCTGCATCAATATTTCCATTCTCATCAGCAAGAAATAGGGTAGCGTTGTCTATCGATTTATCCCACTTATCCTTATTCTTGGATATGATATTATGCGCCGCACGTTTCATATACACTGATGGTATGGCTAGCATCGGGTTAGCCTTAACCATATCGTCTATTCTTGCGTCTGCCCAAACGTCAACCGATTCAAGCAGTTTCTCTTTAAGCTCTGTTATATTCATTTCTTAGACCCTCCTTTCTTAGCTTGATTCTGACCATTAATCATTGCGAGATAATCCTTGTATGCCATATCTGGATAATTGGTGAGGTAGTCATCAAGCAAGGCTCGCTTCTGTTCCTCCTCCTTAGCCATCTCCTTCTTTAGCTTTGTTACGATGGATAGGTGATGCTTCAAAGCCTCCTTGCCTTGCTCTGTCTGCTCTATACGAGGTCGGATAATGCGTAGTTCCTCATCTTGCACAAGCTTAGATACGTACTGCAAACTCTCCACGTATTCTTGGTTTTGTATCAAGAACTGCTTCTGAGTATCTGTAAAACTATCCTCTATCTTATCTATCTCATCGAAGAGTGGAGTAGAAGATACCTGCGTCTGCATATTGATAGATGCTCGCTTCTGTTGTATTGCCTCATACATCTTCTGTAGCTCAGCATCCATCATTTGCGGCTGTTGCTGACTTGTGCCCATATCAAGCAAAGGGCTGTTTCCGAAATTCATCATAATCAATATCTTTAAGTTGGTGATATATTATAGAGAGGTGAGAGGGCATCCACCAACGAGGGCAAACACCCCTCACCAACTCATTTTTTCTTAGTCTTTTTTACGGACTTTCTTGCTCTGTTACGCTCCTGTAGTGGGCGTGGAAGGAGCAGTGCTGTTACAGCAATAGCTGCCGTAGCCCGAAATTACTGGCGTAGATGGGAGTACCAACTGACCACGCAAGCAATTGCAGGTCTTCTCGTTAACGTAAGCCATCATAAGCTTCTCCTTGTAAGGAGTGAGGGCTTCCATAACGGCTACCTTCTTGTCGAGGTCGCTATACTTAGCCTGTAGTGCGTCATACTGGTCTCTCTGATTCTTGTACAGACCAAAGTCTGCATCAATCTGAGACTTGTAAAGACCGAACTCAGCCTGCATTGCACGGCGGTTCTCAGCGTTGATAGCATCGTTAGCACCCTTATACATAGAGAACTTCTCTGCGATGTCAGTCTCACGCATAGCGTAGAATTTGTTAGCGGTGTCGAGCTTCAAACCGAACATATCGGTAAGCAGCTTCACCTCATCAGCGCATTCCTTCTCCATTACCTCAAGGGCTGTAGGAGCAGTATTACTTGCAGTCATACCACCATAGGTGTTGATATTCACATTATCTGGCATACCATTACCAAGTGAGCCAAACACGCTACGGTTGTTACCGCCAAGCAACCAAGCACCAAGACCGAGTGCAGTACCAGCTATGCCAAGACCCAATCCTGTGCCTGCGATACCTTTAGAAGCATACTCATCATGCTTCTTTCCCTCTTCGTAGATTTTCTTCTCTACGACCTTTGCATCTGTCATTTCCATGATACAATCTTTTTAAGTTATCCTTAATATTAACTAACACTATTGTAACGTTACGGATGCAAAGGTACGAAGAATAGGGGAGAGCAAATATAACTCTATCACACTTTCTTTTAGTGATTGATTATCAGAGATTTAAGGTGATAGGAGGTAATATCATAAATAACAAAAAAGAGAGGCAATCACTTACCTCTCTTACTCAACTTGTAAGGAATACTTACATGTTCAACTATTATTTTCTTTTCTTTTTAATGTAGTGCAGAATATCCCACTTCTTCCAATAACGTGTGTGACCACGCTTCTTGCACTCGCCGTTAGGAATGTCTCCTCTAGCAACCATACGATTCAGTGTTGCGTCGGAAACGTGCAGTTTCTCCTTGACTTCCTCTGTGCTCAACATAGGATTGAGCATATCGGGGATGATGTCACACAATCTATCTAAATCATCATCGCTCATTCCACAAGCGGTGACCTTCTCTCCATTTCTCTGTTGCTCGTCAGCTTTAAAGCAAGCATCACTCAATGACTTCAAAGCTGTACCTAGCAACTTATAACTTAATATCTTTCCCATATCTTATGCACAAATTTTACGTCCTAGTTTCGTATCATTAACAAACATTCTAGCAAAGCTATACAAATAGAATATAGTTGTCACGACCATGACCGTAAAGCAGGAATCCACCATATCTTTAGTTGTGTACCAACTCCACTCTACAATATGAGCCGCATTGATGCCTAAGTAGTACATAAATGGAATGCGATACCACTGGCACAAGAAGAAAAATCTACTTGCCAGTATCGTCACCATCGGCAGGACGTAAACCATGAAATAAATAAAGATATAGCAAGGCATATTTTCATTATATGGGATAAACATCTCACGTGGATGCTGAGAGAACTCCCAAATGCCGTATGCGTGGAAGAACATAATAATGATAGGCACATACTTGCAGAACCAGCGGAAGAACTTTAATATTCTCCTGCTATACCGATTACCATGCTTCTTAAGCATATCCATCAGCTCCGTCACATCAATGTCCTTTATCAACCGTTGGACTTCGGCTTCTTGTTCTAGTGTCATATTAATAAACCTCCTTTTGTCTATAGCTAATTGTTCATAATTCATTGATTTAAATTAAATGATGTTGCAAAGTTACACTCTTTTGCACAAAACCAGCGGAAATGAGAATATTTCTGTGTTAAACTTTATAAAAAGTAACAATCTGAAAGTTTTGTTGCCAAATTCTTGCTACTATATTATCTTTTTTTGTAACAGAAACATTGCACTTTCAGATTATTTTCGTATCTTTGCGGCATAAATCAAAACATTAAGATTATGAAAAAATTAGAACCATACGAAAATCAAATGATGTACCTAGTAGGTGGCAGTAGGTTGCCATCAACTCCTGGAGAGCGAGAGTTGGAGCACAAGTGTAATCCGCACCCTAACGACTGGATAGATGGCATCTATAGTTTCAACAAACTTCCTTTAGCTGTTAGAATGCAGAAAGGTCTAGTAACGCAAGCAGAGGAGGAACGAAGAAAAGGTAGATATGGCTATCTTAGTGATTTAATTCCATCTTTTCGTGGCTTTGATGCACCATATTTCCCCTGACGGGCGATAAAAGAAATAGGCGGTCACCATGTGGTAAACCGCCTTGTATGTTCTTATCCTTCGAGCAAATCAACTATCTGACCATATCCACCTACAGCCATGACAGGACAGAGGATCTTCTTGATAAGAATAATATCCTCGGCTTCGATGTCTACGTTCTCTGCATCCTTGCCTATCTTGCAGGCTACCCGATAAGCACGTAGCTTTTCTTCGCCCGATAGCTGCATATCTTGGCGGTCTATCACTTCGAAGAGTACCTTGCCTACAATATCACCAATAATCTGAGGCTTGTAGGTTTCCTCTCCATTCTCGTTCTTAACTGGTGTTACTATCACCTCACCCTTCCAATTTTTGAAAGGTACATTAAAATTCTTTTTCATATTTATATGTTATTTAAAAATTAAACACCCATGTTCCACATCACCCTCCAGTTGGATCCTGTATACACGACACATACCATCTCGTTCTGTGTTTTAAACGTATAAAATGTGGTAACGCCACCAGGAGTATAAATCTGCGTACCGTCGGTCGTCTTCATAGAGTAATTGTGCCTGGTTGACCTTATAATCCAATACATCTGTCCTATTTCCGGATTCGTGGGCAGACTGATTGTTACCGGACCAACCTCCACTGATGTATCTTCGCCTGTAATACTGTTATGCTTCTTCCAGGTTTCAACAATTTCTACGACTACATCATATTTTGACAACGTCTGGCTTGACGTAATAATTCTGAAACAAGGTCTGAATCCGGCAAAATCACCTTTATCACAAAATATTGCATGATTACCGCAAGGATATACCGAGTTAACGACGCCTGTATCTCTCGAAAGCCTATCTATGTTACCAGAGGCTGAAACATACAATGCGATATTCTTTAAATTTGCTATACCAATATTACCGCCATAAGATGGTGTTGCATGGTCGTACTTAACAACTATCTGCTGACCAACATAGTCCAATCCATATTTCCAGTTAGCTCCAATTATATTATCAATGCCATGAGTTTTGTTATCGAAGGAAATATACCCTGGTGTAAGCATGACTTTGTTTTGTCCGTTGATTCCATCTATACTGGTCTTTCCTATATTGAATCCACCTATATATCCGCTCGTAGCATACATTGCTCCCTCGCTCGATACGTAGAACGATGACTGGCTAGCTGTATCACCACCAACAAACAATGGCGCATAAGTAGTATCATCTACCTTACACGCTTCAATCTCGTAGTTACCGAAATATCCCACCTTGGTAGTTCCATCCTCAGACTTCGCCCAAAGATGCTTTACCTCGATTTTATCAGCATCAATCAGGTTAGCATTGAGCTTGCCATCTTGGGCAAAGAGAGCAACTTCATCTTTATTGTATATAGTTACCTTATCGCCCTTAATAGCAACTTGATTTCCGCTAATAACAATACCTGCCGCAGCAAAATCCTTAACCAACTGAGAGAAGTCTGCAAGCTGACCGATACTCATCTGCTTGTTGGTAATGAGCGTTACTTTCTCTCTGAATACCTCTTCATTGTCAGTACGTGCCTTGCGGTTGACACGCTGCGAGGCAAAAAGATGTACTACCTTTTTCATAGGCTATTATCCTCCTTTTAATGAGTACTGATATAATTGTCTATAACATCAGTAGCTACAGCCTTCGCCTTCGTGCGCCACTCCTGCATAGCTTCATACTCAGCTTCGTGTTCCTCATCATCGGCATCGAGCTTTTTCCCATCCGCAATTTTGGCAAGGTTAGCGAAATGGTTATTGATGATAGCTTGCATCTTATCTGTCGGATAAGCGGATGAGACGATTGCATCAACAACCTTACCTCGCTCCACAGGCTGCTCGATACGCACAACGTATGCAGAATAAGCCATTCGGGTAGTAGTATTCTTACTTCCGTTACTGTTAATATCCGTGCCACTTGCTAACTCAATCTTCTCAACATCAAAATTGATGCGGACGAAATTACCCTCATACTCTATCAGACTAGGGGTGTAATCAAATGTAGACTTTCTAATTTCCATGATAATATCCTTTCTTTTTTAATATTACATTTATGCTTTTGTTCCTACGATTCTGAAATCAGGGTTGCCGCTCTGATTCATTCTACGCAACTTTCCCAGGAACGGGAATTTATCATTGTCTGAGCACCATTGCAACTGCTCAACGAGTTTCTTGTTGTTAGTAAAGAACTTAAACTTCTGTCCATTCTCCTCAACGCTAACAACATTGCTCTTCCCTGACTTATGAACCTTGCTATCTACATCAAATTCAACATCAAGGAAAACAATAGTTCTCTCGGCAAAGTAGCTTGCACTCATTCTCTGACCTTCGAACATTCTCTTGCCGTTGGCATCTCTGTCCTCAATCTGCGGCATCTTAAAATCATCAAAACTATTCATTTTTGTTATCATTTTCCAAAGATTAAAACCATCGCAGTGCATCAACCAACCCTTGTAGCTCATAGCTACTTGGTATCTCCTCATAGGATTTTTAAGGTTGTGTATCTTCTTTTTGAATTTCTCCTTCATGCGCTTTCTTAACAATGTATGGTTGAAATAAAAACGGTATCCTACGAAATCAAGGAAATGAGTATCATCAATTATCTGCATTCCGATATTGCTATGCAACTCCTGGTGCATCACATCATGTGCATATTGCTTGATGAAGTTCACAGCTTTCCATACTTCTTTCTCGTTTCTACCCAAGATAATAACATCATCACAATATATCTCTACCTTAACATCAAACTTCCTACATACCAATCTACATAAAATGCTCATATAGAAGTTGGTGAGAGTCTGAATAGGATACAGACCAATCCCTAAACCTTTAGGAAGAGCGAAAATAACTTCATACAGAAGTCTTCTGATACCTTCATCGGTAAAGAAATCACATAGAGATTCATATATCTCTTGCTGGTCTACGTTCTCATAGAACTTTATAAAGTCAAGTTTGCAGTAATACAATCTTCCACATGACTTATTTTCATCTATCCAACGTTCCGTTCTGCGCTTCGCATAAATCATTCCTCTGCCTTTTACACTTGCTCCACTCTCAATATAGAGAGCTCTTATAAGGTGAGGCATCAGAATTTGCATCAAGGCATGCTGCTCAACATGGTCTGGATAGTACGGAAGCTTATGCAGCTTTCTTACCTTACCGCAAGGGCATCGTCTCATACAATCGTGACCTTCGCTAGTCTTGTAAGTTCCATCTATAAGACTCCTCTGTAATCTCAGAAGGTTTCCGTTATAGTCTTTATCGAATATAACTACGCCCTTCTTTCCTTCCTTTCCCTTGCGTGATTTCTTAACCGCTATATTGAGGTTAGTCATATCACTAACAAGATACACTCTGACCTTTCTATGCTTCTTGCGAAGTTTAGCCTTGCGCTTATACGCCAGCTCTTGTGTGTCCGTCATTTTTATATTTCAACCAATATTTCAAAAATCGCTTTTTCTCAATAGGCTTTCTACACTCTCGGCTCACTGGCTTTCGGTATATGCGTACAACTGCATTGCTTACTTGCGAGAGGGGACTCTGTTGTAGTCGGACATACCCAACCACTCATACCCAACGCCTTTTATCTTTGCTCTGTCGGGATAAAATATCCCTCCATCGAGACAGGTTCAATCATGTGCTCTCTCGTCCAAGCTATCTCGTAGCTCTACGACTTGCGAGGAACAGTGTAAATTATATCGTCATTCTAAAAATAGAAATCTTGTGTAGTAATTCAAGCGAGCGCCGATGTTCGTCCTCGAGTTCGAAAAACCGTTGTTCGAGTTCGCGTACGAAAGACCGCATTGCGACCTGTTGTTAGCGTTACCCCCAACGTTCAGCAGCTCCATGATGTATCACCTTTTCTTCACCCACTCCATGGTTGTAGAAAATCTTATCGCACGGAATTGGGTTGTTTATATTTTTGTGCTTCTGCGAATCCTATTAACAGGAGATTTCAACTTTCCAGTTTCAATCTTGCGTTTTATATTATTTTTATTAATTCTCTATTTCTGTCTAGCTCACTAGCAGATGTGCAGCCAACGCTAGGCGTTGTCTCACATCGCCATGAGCTCCGAGCCGCTCACGATTATCGGGTTTCCGTAGAAAGCCAAGCGAGCGCCGACGGCCGTCCTCAAGGCCGAAAAACCGTCGTCCGAGGACGCGGACGAAAGACCGCACTGCGACCCGTTGGCAGCGAAACCCCCAACGTACAGCAGCTCGCCATTAGTCGATGCCCAGAATCCATCGCAGTAGTACGTACTGTCACTGCCTCCTACTGCTTGCGGAAAGGCATCCCAATGTGCGCCTAGCGTCTTGCGTGTGATAAACTCTCCATTAGCAGATGATGGAATAGTAAACTTCCTTCCATCTGCTGTATTGCTTACTCGGTTTCCGCTATAGACAACAGCATATCTCGTATCGCCATCCATATAGAATCGAATATTTGGACGGAACTCCCAAAGCTTACCCCATAAGTCCTCAAAGCTAAAAAGCTTAACAGGATATTGGTCGCCTAGAGTAGCATCATTATAGAGTACCTTACCGCTGCCATCACCGAGAGAGATACACTTACCCATAGGTACATCACGACAAGCTTCCCATTTAGAATGCTGGAATCCTGCTCCAATTACAGATTGTGTATTAAGGTCACCGAAACTTACTTGTTCCAATGCTTCTATGAGGCATTGGAATCCATAGTTTGCAAGACCGAAGTTCGAACCAAGCTTCTGTGCGCAAGCCCAGAATGCACTCATCGTTCTAGAATGCGAAGGAGCAACATTAGGTCTTGAGTGACCAACACCGCTTCCATCCACATACATTTTGTATGCACCTACCCAGTTTGGCGAATCGAAAGTCTTGCCGCCTGCGATAGGAAACAGTCCGCCAAATTGCATGGTCTTGTTATCAGCCTTGAAATGACAATCGGGAACATGAACCATCGTCTCATACTTAGACGCATCATCCACCTTTGTTCCGTCAGCGAAGAACTCCCATGTGCTGGCATTGAGTTTTGCTGCATAAGCTTTACCATTCACAACCTTCATCATATATCCACCCATTGCTCTCTGATACATATCAGCCATGAAAGGCGTAGGGAGAGCGAACTTCGGGTTGGAAGACTGCTCTAGTGTGATTGTTGGATAGAAGATATTATTACCCATCATCTTCTGAAGGTCACCGAGGCTTAATCTGCGAAGAGCTCCATCTGCAACAATCAGAAAAGTCTGGTCGGTATTCATTGCCGACACGACTTTTTTCTCTGTTAATTTTACACCCATATTTATATTATATTTTAAAATATTACTAATCTATCAACGGACTGCCATCTTCATCAAGCAGGTAATTATCACCTTCGTCAAGGAGATAGTCGTTGGCATGTCTCTGCCCGTATTCTATCTGTTCTTCAAGATAATCACTCTCGACATCGCCAAGACCAGACTCCTTGATTGAGAAGTAGCATGAATTTCCCTCTTGCCAAGACTTATTTGTAACGATGTTACCATTAGTTGCTTCTGTAAGCCATTGCAATTCTACGATGCGGTTAGGGTATTCAACAACCCTTCCGTTATACTCCAAAATAGCCTTGTTGCTTCTGTATATCTTGCCCCATTCAATATCATTGCATACCATAAACTTAGGCTGGTTGAAAGAAGGATAGAACCTAGAAGCGGAAAATTGGAACTGAGCAACAGCCTTGCCGTTTATTACCGCCTTAATGGTATAATTATTCTTCTCTACAAGTCTAAGGTCAAGTACAATCTCTGATGCAGAGATAGATATAATCTCGTTAGGGCTTGCAGCAGACGAAGCAGACATCTTAGTCGTTCCTCGGTACAGCTCAATAGAGAATCCGCTTGTAATTCTATCCTTAGACTTATATACATCAATCGGAATATGACATTCATACTGATTGCCGTCAAAGCAAGCGTTTCTTGCTTCTGTAGATGCAGATATGATATTATTAGCAACCTTATATTCATAGAGCGCCAGTTTGTCAAGGAATGGGTTATAGGAAATATCGGTATCTTCCCGAATGCCCATACCATAGGTATCTGCGCCCTTATCTGCCGTATACAGAGTGATAGGGTCAGCGGTGATATGCAATATAGAGTTCGTTCTATAATCATACAGGTCAGCTTCGAATTGCAACTGCTGCTTATCATTACTTGAGAGATTCCTCTTGATAGTAAGCGAACCACGATTAGATGTATTGCTTGTATCAATGCTATATTTACCGCTCCAAGAATTAATCTTAGATATGTCCTTCCATTCCGTGCCTGTAGAAACCTTCCACACCATATTAGCAAGAGAAATATTCGATAGCTTGCTATCCCATGATTCGTCCTTTGCCGTAGCGTTTATCTGAGGGTAGGCAACACATTCAAATCCGCTCTGAGTTCGGTCTGGGAAGAATTTATTACCAGCCATAGTCTGCATAAATGGAGACTTAGGCGATGCACATACTACCGATACGGAGACATCAAGAGGAGCGAATTTCCTGTTAACCTTATTACTAACTATTGGCATAAGCGTCCCTCCTAATCATCAACCGTTAAATAAGCATCTGCTGACACCGATACACCGATGATATTATTATTTTCATCAAGGGTATCAGCATTCCTCACAATAAATCCGTCACTGACATTCTTAGCCCAAGTCATTGTCTCTGAGCGTTTATTCGCTATTTCACCATTGTTATCAGTGAAGATAACGAAGGTAACATTGCCAGTTATAGCCTTCGGTACTTTACCAGTCTCGCAGTTGGTAACGATACAGCGAAACGTCTGATTACTATCTTCATCAACCTGACCTACTGAATTAAGGGCAAGCTGATAAATATCAGAAATATCATCAATGCTGATACCTGTTCTATACACAGCAGCACCATCAACAACGAATTCGAGGACGAAGAGCTGGTGACTATCTACATAGAGCTTATCCGTATCTCCTGTCTTGTCTCTGTGAATAGTGATTCCGCTTGCCGGATTATTGTAAGTACCTGCAAGGTCTGTTCCGCTGCCACGATATAGATTAATTGTATAAGAAGAAACCTCTCCACCTGCGGAGTTGAACAGCCAAGGTTTGAGAACTGCTTGCGTCTGTCCCTTGCTTAACACCGTAGTATCTGCTGATACACCTCCGAAATAAGATGAGCCACCCAACATAGATACCAATATATCTATACTCTTCGACATCGGATATATGCTGGCTCCCATCACGGCATCACCCGAATATGTAAGCGTATCGGAATCTTGGTTTACCTTTGATGCGAGGTCTGCGATAATAGCGAGTGAACCATCCGCATGATTGAGCTTGAATCTGCCATCTACTGTGGAAGTCTCCCATCCTGTTCCACTAAAGCCGAAACCTAAATCCTTGCCATTGTAAGCCCATGCGTGATTTGTTAATGTCACGTTATTTTTGCGTGCAGAGCCTACAGTCGGTGTAATGACTGGGTGTGTTCCGTCTTCACTCCATTTAGGAGAGACGGTAAACGTGTCTGGGTTCAAACCCTGAAAGAGCGGAACGCCATTCGTTTGCAGATTGATGGATAACGTGTCACCCTTCGGTGTTCTTCTGACCGCTGCAACAGCAGAAAGATGTATTTCCTTTCCCATATTTTAATCTCCTATATTTTTAAACTTTAATATATTCTTGATGAATTTTTCCTGTTGTGGTCGTTGCTGTGAATACAAATTTCGCAGTATCACCCTTGCCCAAATCGTCTTCTGTTCCATCATTAGACCAAACAATATCTATTGAGCCATTGAAGTTCTTAACCTTATCCTTAGTCGCCCATGCAGCATCATCTACGGAATCATTGGTTTTGCGTGTCACCTTCCATGATGCTACTCCGTTTGATACATCCTTATCACCAAGCATTAACTTGGAAGTAATGTTGTGAGTCTCGCCTATAGCGATACCGCTGTAAACAATATCGGTATATAGGATAACTTGCGGCTTGTATATATTCGTAGTCGCCTTCCAATAAGGCGAATCCTCAGATGGTTCTTCGGTCGTGGTCTGTCCTTCTGGAGAGATACATAGCCATCTTGTGCCAAGCCATGTAACCTCATCATAGTAGCTGTATTCCGTACCTTCCTTCCAGTCGCCGAGATATATGGGAGTCCAAATCTTCTCTCCATCAACGGTGGTTATGTGGTAGTACTTTGACACGATGTTAATGCCGTTGAATCCTACATCGAAGATGGATTTGCCTTTGAGGGAGTAGGAGTTGATGCCTCGGTACATGGTGAACGTAGGTGCGGAATCTCCTTCGGTCTCCATCATCAGAAGGTGCTGTCTGCTCTTATCACTTCTGTTACCCATGAGGACGATGGTATCTCCTACAGCAGGGTTATCCGAGCCTTCCATGCAGTTATCCTTTGCTATCTGAATCCATGAGAACTTCTTTCCGTCATAGAGCTCGTGACCTTCTTCATCGGTGATTACCTCATTCTCGGTTGATACCTTTGTGACAAGTCTCCAATAGTCCCTGTTGCTGACGTTCTCATAGACACCAGGTGCTATGTTGAACGTCTTACACCTAACTTGGTCTTCCACCTTGAATGAATTGATTGTGGCGGTCGTTCCATCATCAGCGAGGAGATAGCACTTCCATGCAATCATTTCATTCGTTGTCTCGCTATATACTTCCTTGATGTAGCTTATCTTGCCAGCAGCAGGGGAGAGGACGATGTTACCACCAACGTAGCTGAGTTCACGAATGAGGAGGGTGTTGAAGATAGCCTTTCCCCAAACTATCAAATCCGTGAGCAACATTTGAAACTTACCATCGCTTCGTTGCTTAATAGCAAAACCACTCTGCTCTGCTTCGTTAAAATCAAGTGATTTCAGAAGCTTCACAATAACATCAGATAGGATAGCGTTTCCATTTGCATCAATGCTGTATGCGTTGGAATTGCCTATACGGAAGCCCTGCAAGAACTTCTGAACCTTCTGAAAGGTGATAGTACCATTTGCGGTATCGTCTTTCAGTTTAGAGAGATACATTTTATCGGTTATACTAGCATTAAAGCTATTGGTATTACTACCACCAACCATGCTAGATAGAGATTTAACAGTTTCTCCTTTTACTGCATCAATAATCTGCTTCGTATCACTCTTTGTAACTTCCAACGAATTAACAAGCTCAATCTCAACTTCTGCCAGCTCATCGTTATCAACCTTTACAGAGTAGTTGCTGACGAAAACTTCGTGACTAATAAGATTTCCATCGCTATCCGAATCGCCCTGTATTTGTATTGACAGCTTTGCATTCTCGTTTAGTTTACTTGCAAAGTCAGGATTTTCTTGCAAGAATATGCGAGAAAACTTAACAGAGTAGTTGAACTGGTCTGTATTGTTTTCGCTCATGTGCTTGATAAGAGCATCATCGAGTCGTTTCTCTGCTGCCGTTACAAGAACCTTTGGAGGTTTGATGCCTGTGATAACAAACAAATCTCCCTTTTGCGGTTTAAATCCAGCACTCGCGTTTGGCATTATGATACCTAGTGTTGATGTGTCCTTCTGAACCGCAATCCATAACTCTTTCTGAGTTGAATCTTGGTTTAGCTTATCTTCGTAAGCATCGCTAGCGTTAGCAAAGATGTAGTCATTTTTATCTGTGCGAACTGGTTTTAAGTTTCCATTTTCATCGACACTTACACAGTTGTAGCACTTCGAATTATCAGCACTCGGTTGATTGTAAATCACAAATGAACAAGCAGGGCATCCGTTACTCTTGATGAGATTTATCTTTGCCGATTCGCTAGCCAAAGCATGAGCAAATAAGTCAAATCCAAAATCACCATTAAACTTATGTAGCTTTATATAGAAATAGTTATGAATATGTTTTCCATCACTATCCTTTACATCGCTATCTTCTTTATCAAAAGCAACATCTGCAATCTCTCCGAATAACTGTCCTTCCGCATTTACAATTCCCTTGATAGTTGGTTTTATACCATCAAAAGTAACAGTTCCTTGATGAGGATTTCCTTTCTTATACAAGTTTACAAACTCGTAATATCCATTACCGCTTGGCAACTTGTGGGTGTTATTCAAAGCGTAATAGAAACGCTCTGCACCTTTCGTGTTGCGATATATAGAAGGCATAAGTACCGATGATGGTGCAATCCATTTTCGACCTGTTACAGACACTTGTACTGCATCATCCTCTGTTCCAGTATAGATTTTATCAAACCCATAAATACCTTCGTCATTTTTTCCGAAGTTATAGTCATACTCTACATATTTTGCAGATGCTATTCCATTAACATAAATACCAGAATTGTCAAGAGGAATATAATTATCACCATTTTTCCAACTATATTCTGAATTTGTGTCAAGAGAAAAAACTACATCACCACTAAAAGAAACCTTCCATGCACTTGAACCATAAAATGTTCTTTTTCCGTCCATAGTGAACACTTTGCAGTTGTATGAAAATATTGCATCAATATCAATATAGAATGTTCCATCTTCTGCAAATTCAACACTACATGCATCACCCAAGTTAGAATCAGTACATACGTTTTTATAAAGGTCGTGATATGTTGTGTATATATTTATGGTTCTTGTTGCACTTGATAGGTTTGTTATATTCTCTTTTTTTTGAATATAGTCAAACAGCTCAAAATTAAACGAGATTTTAGAGAAATCTATAATCTGACCTTTCTTTACATTTATTTTTATACTAACCCAAAACCAACATTTAACCTTTGGATTTTGACTATTGTCAGCTTGCGTAAGATTCTCAGGAGAATAAGTATCTCTTACATATAATGTAGACACATCAACATTTCCTTCGTACTTTCCCTTCTTACTCTTAAAAAGAACAAGATTATCGTTATATTTTGAATATCTCAAATAATCCGATAACGTAACATCTACATGCTCACTTGCTATATTTTTTGCGTCAAATATAGCCTCACCGAACTCATCATCATTAGGATAGTAATATGGCAGATTATCAGATGAACCGTAACCTGTTATCATATCAACTATCTTATAGTTCGCATTCTCCTTAGATACAGATATAAGAGCATCACTACTACCATATTTAATAGGTGTATCGGTTAAGTCGTGCTGTACCTTACCGACATGACAAACGCTGCCATCCCAGTAGTAATCAAGCTCAAAAGTTGTGTTGATAAGCTGTAAAACATCAGTCAAATATTGGTCTTCAAATGATACTTCCTTAACTTCATCTGTTCCATACCCTTCATCAACAACAACGTAATATCCCTTGTATTCATCTGTAGGACGATACAATCCACAATATGCCATTGAGCTATTGACGCGAGCAACAAACTCATGGATAGTTCCACCAAACGTGAACTTTGTCTGATTTGAGCGGTATCTGTCTTTATTATGTGTATCAACGACAACATCAAAGAACAGAGTGTTATCAAGCAATTCTCTTCTAGATGTGAAAGTGATTTCGCTCTTCCACATTCTAGACGAATTATCCTTTGTAGAGTTTGGTGTATAGGACGCAAAGAATCTATCGCCATTGTACTCCACGAACTCTTCCTTCTTCCATTGCAAAGGCTCAGATGAATATATTGTAGCAGTAAGGGTAGGAGCACCACCCATACGTTTTGCATCGTAGGTATATGATGATACAATAGCAGGGTTAGCTTCCGATGGGAACAAACCGATAATTTCATTACCAGTGTTCTCATCGTAAGTCAACTTCTGTATGTATAATGATTCTGCCTTCATGTTTATTCTTTATTATTGTTTGTATTCTTTGTCATTGCGGTAATCTCAGCTTGTTTTTCGGCACGTTCATCTGCCTCTTCTTGCTGAGTCTGCAATCTTACTTCCTCGTCAGGTGCAGAAACAGTATTCTTTTCAACACCAGTCTTAGTAGAAATCAAACCTGCACCGCTCAATGTACAAAGCATCTGATTCCATGCACTTTCATCGAATGGCTGCCAAGGCTTAAATGATGTACTGATTCTCATCTGCTTAAACTCAGTGATAGCAGTAGGATTCTCGCCGCTTGCAACCAACTGCTTTGCCAATCCTTCCTTGAACAATCTTGAATGTTTGCTGACGAAATTCTGCCATTCAATAGCTGCATTGTTAGCCTCCTCAATATCCAAAGAACGTGTCATCTGAATTGCCAAACCGCTTATATCGCCACTAGACTTAATATCCTTCGGCAAGATAAATGTACATCCTGTAGCAATCTGCAACTGGTCGAGAATTGACTGCATGAACTCAATCATGTTCTGTGGAGAAGGTGGAGTCTTAAACTCTGCGCTGCCATTTCCTTCAATGCTTGTATCATTCAGGATGATAGAACCAGCAATCTTCTTTGCGGTTTCATTGAGCTTCCCCTTGATATAAAGGATTCCCCATCCGTGACGTTTTTGGATGACCGCAAACAGATTATAGATAATCTCGAATAGCTCGATAAGGTCTTGACCGTTATTCCAAGCAACATCACCACGCTTTGTAACAAGTGGACTCTCCGAGAATCCGTGTTCTTCCTTGCTTTCCAAGCACCAGCCTTTCAGTACTTCGTTTGTATCAACGTCCTGAACGAATACATCTGTGAAATGATAATGATATGTCTTATCGTATGCATCAATGTGTCTTACATTATCCTCTGTGCGATAATACACGCAATCAAGAAGCGGTTCTCCGTTATCGTCTTTATGGGTAATAATCTGATAGCCATCTTCATACGAGAATAGCCTACTTTTTACTTCGTTATCCTCATTCATGTAAACGAGTAAGCCAACATCACCATAACTCTGCTGAATACGTATAGCTTGCATTTCGATACCATCCTGATTCGTTTCATCCCAATGCCATTTGAAATCGGCAAAGTTCTTTTTGAGTTTATCAGTCGGATTGCTGTCATGTAGTATGTGATTGCGCTTGTTACCACCTAAACAGAGAGCTTTCTTATCAACAATGCGCCGTTGCATAGGAATGCCAAACTTCTTAAACTCAATCTCGCAATAACTGCCATCATCAAGCTTGCAGCATATAGAAGGTAAGTTCGTATCAAACAATACCCTGTGAGAATAAGGGTCTAACTCCTTCGCAAAACGCTCTTGACTAACAACTATCTTGCTAATATTCGGAAGCTGTGCCTCTTTACGGAAGTTTGTCTTAATATCCGAACCATCAGAAGAGTCATTGATGGTAATAGAGCGCGAACCCCTCAAAAACGGCTTTTTCAGAAGCAATTTTTGAGGATTCTCCAAAAAATCATTGATTATGTCTTGTCTCTTTCTACTCATCGTTATTGTCGTTTAATGATGGTTCAACATCGTTGTTATTTTGTGAATCGTTATTCTCTTGTGGGTCAATCAAACCGAAGTGTCTGCAACAAGCCTTTCTTGAAGGCCAGTAGTTACATTCTCTATTGGTAGTAGGGCAAACAATATCATGCTTGCTTGGTACTACGATGATTCGCTTCTGCTTCTGTGACTCTTCCATTTCGAATTTATCATTCAGCTTTACACGTATATCAGTCTGCATCTTCAATGCGTCCTTCGGTTCAAGATTTCCATCACTAAGAGCTTGGTCTATCTTGTCGAGCATTTTAAGAAGCTCGTTTTTGTTCTCTTCCTTGGTGATAGCGTTGTTATTAACATTTCCGATACCGAAAGGTTCTAGAACATCTAGCAGTTTCTTGAATCGTGGAGTTTCGTAGAATTTCGCTGCATCCTTTTCACTCTTACGATAAGCAAGACGATACGCTAAAGTCTTATCTTCCAATGCGTCACATAGGATAGCAAACGCAATATCTTTCTCATCGCATTTATCCCAGTCAATCCGCACGGATTCAAGAATCATTTTTATATTTTCCTTTTTCAGCATATATTCTAAAATTAATAGTACAACGTATCATCATAAATACTCTGAACATTAGGATTCTTTTCTTCAACATCTTGTGCTGCAAGTCTGAATCCCTCCTGTAGCTCGCTACCATACTCCATATTCAAACATGGGTACATTCTCATTGCGCAAGGGTCGAGCAAGTCCATAGAACGGTCTTTTCCAAGATTTCGGTTCATTTCCTTCTTGCTCTGCAACTTCTTCTTTCCACTCTGCATCTTATCAAAGCGAACTACCGCGCATTCTTCCATGAACTCATTCTGTATGGAAACTCTGTATTTGAGGTTTTGATGCGTATAAACCGCATTTGCAACCTTATCAGAGAAAGTAAGCTGCCCTCGCTTAATCATGTAGCTCAGCCGCAAGTAACATAGGTCTTTTATTGTCATAGCAGACAAATAATAAATTCCCATTGCCTTTGCTGCTGATATATAAGGGATAGCATCGGGTATATAGTCATTGAAATACCTACCTGCCGTGGCATCATAGATAATATGGCTTTCTGCTACTCCCTCACTTGCCGCGAATAATCTAGCTCTTTCCGCATTAATTCGCGGTGTCGAGTGCATAACGATTTCGTAATTGACAACGTGGAATCCATTCCACGACAACATCAGAGTATTATCCTTTCCGTAATCTGCCAAGTCGATTGTTATCCATTTGTCACCATTTACGGCTGGGTCTTTTACGAAGCAATCTCGTGCCGCTTGGCTAGGAATCGGTATATCCTCATCCTCTTCTGGGTCAACATTGAAGTTACCCTCCATAAGAGCTTGTGCCATTCTGCCGCCCGATGCAGCTACAGAACCTAAATAGCCAGAGTTGTTTTCAAGCATCTTCTTGTTTGAACCAAGTTTACCTTGATAGAAAACAAAGCTCTTAATCATTACTTCATATCCAAAGTTGCCGCCAATGGTTTTAAGCTTTCTGTCTATATCTATTTTACATTTCTCATAGACTTCTCGCTTAGACATCCCCCAAACAACATCCTTAACAGTCGGTCCTGCACAATAGAAGTATCTGACTACACCATCACGCTCTGGGATGATAAAACCGTCTGAGCCAATATACCAATCAAGAAATATTCTCGTCCAGTGGCTACGCTTCGGGTTAAGTGTTGCAAAGAACTTACCTGTAAACGTCTTGCTCTGACCTCTGTTTCGAGTCATGACGTATGAGAAAACTTCCCAAGTCATCTCCGTCAACTCGTCAATCGCAATCAAATCGTACTCCCATCCTTTCGCGCGTTCTCTCAACTTATCCATATTGGAATCGTCAAGATACGTCAAATCGACAAACGTTCCATTCGGAAATGTAACGCGCGGATTCTCGCTCTCTCTGATTTTTACGAAATCAGCTCCGAATATCTGTTTGAACTTCTCTACGAATCCTCCACCTGCTTTTTGATTACCAAGTGAACGGCGTGAAATCATTGCACGAAAATCTGGGTCGGTCATTAACGGCTCTGCCATCGCAAGTACAAGACCATACGATTTGCCTCCTCCGAGATTTCCGCCACCAAAAACAACGTCAACGTTGCTACTTGCAAAGGACATTTGGAATCCCTCTTGTGGTCTGATTTCAATATCTTTATTCGTGTTCATGCTGCAAAGATACCTAATTTATAATATATAATAGCGTGAAAATAATTCTATATTGGTTACGTAACAAATAGAGTTTCTAAAAACAAGTAATTCAACACATTATTTAATTATCTTTGCAGCAGAATTTTAAAAATTAGTAATATGAAGTTTACAAAACAACAACTTTTAGACACCCTAAAAGCAAAGCTCACTGCAAACGGAAAACACCTTTCCATCAGTGAAAAGACAATCAAGAGTTTGAGTGATTCCCACTTTGACCTCTTAGTTGGTGAAGATACAGAGTTAGATGATTTGGTGAAGAAGATTTTGCCGCAGTATGTTTCCCTTAACGGCAACTACGAGAAGGACAATTCCGACTTCATCAAGAAATGGAACGATGAGCATCCTGACACCAAGCCAAACCCAAATGACGATGGCAAAGAGCCTTCGGCTGTTGAAAAGAAGCTCTTGGAACGCTTGGAAGCTCTAGAGAAGAAGGATGCAGAGTACGAAGCATCTAAGCTTGTATCACAGAAACGTAGTGAACTTCTCGCCAAGTTCAAGGAGAAAGGTATCAACGATAGCAAGTGGATTGACAAGTACATGAACAAGTTGAACCTCACCAAGGATTCGGACATCGAGCAGGAATTTACGGATGCGGAAGAGTTTTACAATCTCTCTCATTCAAAGCCAAACAACAACACTCCAGGTAGTGCTGGCGGTGGTGACAATGACAAGGCTGACGATTTCTCTGATGTTGTGGGTATCGTGAACCCTGACGCAGGCGAATAACATTATTCATTCACTATTAAACAAATTTACAAATTATGGCAGCAGCAGATGATTTCTATTTGAAGCATGGGTATGGCGGTCACTTTGGCGGTCGTACACTTATCCAAGCACATGGTAAGATTGGCGGTCATAGAAGCGTTTTCATTAACCTCGTAAGCGGCAACAAGGACGCATTCGTTTACCCTCCTTTTGGTGGTGTTATCACAAATCCGTTCAAGGGTCGCGCTAAGGCTTACGCAGGTGATTTTTGCGAATATGACCCAGACACTTACGGCAAGAATGGCGGTCAGACCGTCAAGATTTTGAAGTATTACGAGTTGGCAAAGGCGGCTACAAACACCGATACCGATATTTTGGTTGTCAATGATGGCTATCATCACATTCCTTTTGCAGGTGATAATATCATGGTGGCACAGTCAGACTTTACGAAGAAGTCTTTGGGTGTTACCGTTACAGCTGTAGAGAAAACAACCGAAGGTGGCAAGAATGTTTGGAAGCTCACTCTTTCAGCGACTCTTGCAGTTGCATTGAAGGTTGGAGATATTCTCGTAGAGGCAGAAAAGGCAGGCGCAACCGTAGCTCCTATGGTTACAAATCCTAACACTTACTTCGACCGCGACAACGACTTCTTCTATGACCCTAACTTATCAACCAATGTTGAGGAAGGTGAGGGTGCTCAATACTCTTATACTCCAGCATTGATTAAGGATTCAAGAGTAATCTTGAACTTGGCAAAGTGCAACAAGCTTCCACCAGCCGTACTTGCGATGAACACAAGAACAGAGAACGGATGGTTCGGATTCTAACCGCTCCAATTCAATAGGATAACAATAGGATAACATATCATTAATTTAAGTATTCAGGATATGCAACAATTTGATTTTAACAATTCGAGATACGCCAGGTTGTTCTCTTCTAAGGATAACATCAACTTTCTGAGAACCTTCTTGAACACCAAGGGGTTGCTCTATACCAACTATGGCTGGTATCTCACACAAGGTCGTAGAGCTTCTATGCCTACACCTACAGACTACGATGGCGTGGCTTCATTCAGCATCAAGTCTCGAAAAGCAGAGGCAGCTCCTTTGATGCACCTTCGCGCTCCACTTGGTGATGCTCCAGAAATGGATAACGAGGGTTTGGAGATGTACACAGGTACAATTCCAGACTTTATCGGTTACAAGTGGTCTGAGAACGCAAGACAACGCGAGTATAAGGAAAAACTCTTTGAGCAGTTCGGCAACGATGCAGACCTTATGGCTGCTTGGGTGCGAGATGTTGTTCAGGTAGGTAAGAACTCAGCAGAGGCAACACTCTCTAACTTGACAGCACAGATTATGACAACTGCAAAGATGAGTTGGAAGGGCAAGGGTGAAGGCTTGCAGCAGTTCTTGCAGAAGGTTGAACCATTCCCAACAGAGAACCGCAAGAAGGCTGGTGCAAAGGCTTGGACTGACCCAGACTGCAACCTTATCTCACAGATGAGAAAGATTGAGGACGATTATCGCGATGAGCGTGGTGGTACTGAGATTTCTCTCGTATGGAAGATGACTCGCAAGATGTACCGCGATGTATTCTTGCAGAACAAAGAGGTTAAGGAATGGTACATCAACTGGTGCAAGGCTCACGACCGCGCATATACTGCAAATATGCAGATTTTGGACGAGGACTTCAAGAAATCACTTTCCGACATGACAGGTCTTTCGCCTATCGAGATTGTCGTTGAGAAGGAGCGCAACAAGACTGTTACAACTGACACATTCGTGCAAGGTTGGGATGATAAGATTGTTGTACTTCGCCCTACTGGTGATAGCGTTGAGTTCAAGTGGACTCCTATCTACGACCAGACACTTCAACAGAAGTATGGCGCAAAGAACATTGATGTTTCTTGGGCTTCAATCGCTGACGGACTCGTTACCGTAGGAAACTACGCAATGGATAACGGTCAGTTCCGCGAGTGGCAGACTAAGGTCATGATGTCTGCTTGCCCTGCACTTCTCGACTTTATGAACCACGTAATCATTGATACCTCAGTAGCAGGTAATTAATGGTGGTTCACTCACAATATACGATAACATTTAATTCATTTATCTCTCAATGGCAGCATCGAAGTTTGACATATTGGACTATCTTAGCGGCATGACTAACTTTGTCTTTGACAAGTCGGCATTAAACAATGTCGCTTTGGATTGCGGCGTTTCTGATGTCGAGTCTTATTTGGACTTGACAGAAGAACAGAAAGACAGATGTAAGATTGCACTCTTGGAAAAGATTGTATTCGGTGTCTATCAGACAGCATCGACCACAAACCAACATGGCGCATATACTCTTACGGTAGGTGCTCAGACCATTACATCGGCTGCATTGCTGAGTATCAAATCAGAACTCAAAAGACTTTACAAGAAGTATGGAGAGGATGAAAAACTTGAAGCTCTCAATGAAACCGATGGAGAGGTTAAATGGATTAAAGAAACAGATTGGTAAGCTATGTACACTGACAGAAATTCTTTGGATGAATATGCCTATCATGGCGTGTTCTACCGCTCGGAACAAAAACCGAAAGAAGATGGTGACCTTATCGGAAGCGATGGGGATATGTTAGGCGATACTGATACTAGTGCAGGTGAGTCAGAAACAGAAAATGTAGAAACTATCATTTTTGAAACTGATTGCGATATTCAGGAAACCAATAAGCTGTTTAATTCGGGCGTAGTTACGTTAGGATATACAATCTATTTTCCGATGCCAACGAAAGAAGGAGAAGACGGAAAAGATGAAGAATATATTCCTGAAGGTTTGAATGCTGGCATTCGTTTCCGTGGAAAAATGTACGGAATGGACGTTGACGGAATGGTTATTGGCGTTTATCCGACACAAATGCATGGATGTGTAGCTTACATCAAGGGTACTGACATTTAGTTTTTTCATCATAAGGTAAAATGTATTTAGGATAACAAGGTATGGCACAGAGGATTAATCGCAGATTGTCTCGCATTGAAAATTTCTTTTCGATGCTTCTTACTAAAGGAAAAATCTCAGACAACATATTTGTCGGAGAGTTACCTCCTACAACTAGCAAAGACTGGGATGATTTTGTGAATGTTGACGTAGGTCAGCAAAGAGAACATGGCGGTTACTCCTCTGGCTATGCTAACATTTATCTCTATGCAAGACCAAAGGGAACTCCACTTAGAAAGAACGTTAAACTACTTGACAAGATGGAAGGAATCCTTGACGATGTGATTAAACAATCTAATAATAAGGACTATACAATTCAAGTTCTTTACCGTGATAGCGGATATGATTCAAATCGTCAGTTCCATTTTCAGATGATTTCTGTTTCAGTTATCGCAAGATAAATATGTAAAATCTATTAAATGTAACATTTAAAACTCATTATATTATGGCGAAAAAGGTTATAAATACTGGTGCGGGAGCTGTCAAGTTTATCAAGCCAGATTATATTGTTGCCACATTGTTCGATGGCACAGAGACCGATGAATCTGCTCCAAAGGGTGATTCTTACATTCTTGAGGATGTTATTGAGGACACTACATCTATTTCACAAGATGATAACGACACCACCGATATTGAGTGCGAGACCTCTGACTCTCCTATCATTTCCATTGTTAAACTTGGTAAATGGCAGTTTGCGGCTGAGATTGGTGATACGCAGAAGGAGCTTTTGGCTGCATTGTGTGACTTTACAGACGATGCAACAGGAAAGAAGACTCTTGCACCTTCTACTTACAAAGCAAAGTATGCAAAGATTGATGTTGTACAGGTTCAACCTAATGGAACCACAATGGAGGCTTACGTTCTTCCAAAGGTTCAGCTCAATTCTAAGTTGACTATTGAGTCTCTCAATTCAAACTTGGCTCGTATTGCATTGGCTGGTACTGCCAAGGATATTGCGCTTACCGTTGGCGCTAAGACTGTTCGCACACCATTCTATGTTGACCACAACTATTCATTGCCAACTGCTAGTGAGTAATGTAGATTCTTCAACAATTCTCGACTATATACAAGGGGCGGCGGCTTTTATGCTGTCCGCTCCTTTTTAAGTTTTATCATTTATGGCTGAAACATTATACAAAAAAGCATTAAAGCTTATTACGAAGGAATTAGACAAGGATGCAAAGAATGTGTTAAGAGAATGTATTCAAGAAATTACATACACACATCAAACGCACAACCTCTACGATTCTTACGGATATGGCATTTATGTCGAAGGCAAGCTTGAAAAGATAGGTTACTTATCATCCTCTCCAAAAGCATCCAAAGGCAAGAATTGGTATGGAGAAGAGATTAAAGGTCGTGAAGCGATAAACGAATATCTCAAAAACGATTATTCCCCTAGTGGAGTAATTGATTTGGCTGTTGTTGCGACTATGCCATACGCTAAGATATTGGAAGATGGCGGTGGTAATCTGAAACAATCTTACAGAGTCATTTCTATGTCGTTTCAAAAGCTACAAAACCTATCCAAGAAGTATAATGGAACAGTAAGTGTGATTAGAAAGTAATTCATATATATGGGAAAAGTATATAGAGCACAAAAAGACCCGAATAAAGCTAAGAAACAAGCTGTAGAAGACGAGAATAAGGTGTTACCTAGTTCTCCCTTGTCTGATGCGGCAATGGAACGTCTGGCGCAAATTATGAATGATTCTCCTACAATTGTAAAACTACAAGGCACAGAGTGGGAGATAAGAGCATTGAAGCCAGGCACTCAATGGATGATTGCAGAGGAGGCTTGTAAGATAGTCAAGGGCGAAAACTTATCAATGGGTGACGTTATCAAGGAATTTGCTATCAATATTCCATCGGTGGCAAGAGTAATCACACTATCCTTGCTAAATGACAAAAAGCGCATTGATTCCGATGAATACCAACAAGTTTACGACCAGTTGCTTTGGGGAGACTATGACATCAAGGATTGGGCAACATTACTCGTTGAAATTCTCAATTTGCTAGATGTGGATTTTTTCTTCGCGAGTACCAATGTGATTCAGACCGTCCGCAATCAAGCTCTGATGAGGAAGAAGCAAGCAGCCGAATTATCCCGTCACGAACAGAATACGGACAAATGATAGATTTCTTACGTGCCAACACATGGTGCTCGCAAGAAGAATATAAGTGGAGAATGACCGTTCCGCAGATTCGCCTTGCGTCTATGGATTTTACTCATATAGAGTATATATCGTCAGATAAAGACAATAATCAGAAGAACGACAAATTAAAGAATGCAAAGGTAATCAATGGTGCAGAGGATTTACGAAATCTCAATGACCTTGGAATACCTATTTTATAAACTCTTAAACTTTTGAATTATGGCAGATTCAGCATTAGGAGCAGCTCTAACCATTCCTAAAAGTGCGTTAGATGCTATAGAACAAGCAGACAAAAAATTGAAAGACATACAAGATACGGCTAAAAATACCGCGTCTAGTGTAACACAATCTTTCAAGGATATGTCTGTTGGTACTAAGCCGTTCCTTGATTCTTTAGACCAAGTTATAGCAAAACTCGCAACAATCAACGCATCTGCTTCAAATGCAAGCAGTGGTATCTCAAACGTAGGTGCGAGTGCAGGTAACATGAACAATAACATTACCTCAGCAGCACAGAACATTCAAAATATGGTAGCACAGCTATCTAAGATGAATGGTTCTGGCACTAGTGGTATTATGCAAGCGGCACTTGCATTTCAGAGATTACAGGAATCGGCAAAGGGTGCTAGCGGTATGAATATTGCTGAGTTAAAGCAAGAAATTGGTTCTATTGAAAGTATGTTGCGAGATACAACACAAAATCTCACCAAGGCAGACCAAGATGCACTTATTAAGCGAAAGAAGTCATTACAGGATGAGTTACGATACCAGCAGCAGATGTATAATGAACGTGCTGTTGCTTTTCAGAAGGCTCTTGATAAGATGGTTAGTGCCGAACAATCTTACAATAACAAACAGAGAAAGGCATACGCTGATAGAGCAAAAGACTATCAGACGAGAAATAACAAGGCAAACACTACATATCAAGGCGCGCTTGATTTCTCTGCTACTGCAAATACGCTCAATCGCCAAGTACGCGCTATAGAATATCTGAAAGAAGCTCGTATGAAGTTGTCTCAAACCGATGCTGATTATAAGCGAAAATTGGATATTCTCAATGCTGCAATTGAGCAACATAACAAAAACTTGAAAGAGGCTGGTGTTAATTCTCGCGCGTTGACCGAACAAACATCATATATGGCTGGATATATGTCACGTTGGGCACAGCGTATGGCATTTACATTCTCATTTGGTGCAGCAAAATCTTTTGTTGGACAAATAGCAGAAGTTAGAGGTCAGTTTGAACTCTCAGAGCGTTCACTCGAAGCTATCTTGCAGAACAAACCAAAGGCAGACGAGATTTTCAACAAGACAGTAGAACTTGCCGTTAAATCACCTTTCCGTATCAAGGACTTGGTGGATTACACACGACAACTTTCCGCTTACCGAATTGAGTCTGATAAACTTTATGATACAACCAAGCGACTTGCCGATGTTTCAGCAGGTCTTGGCGTTGATATGGGAAGACTTATCCTTGCATACGGACAAGTCAAGGCTGCTGCATACCTTCGCGGCTCTGAGGTTCGTCAGTTTACTGAGGCTGGTATCAATATGTATGGTGAGTTGCAACAATACTTTAAGGAAGTTAAGGGAGAAGCGTACACGACCGCGCAGATTGTTGATATGATTTCCAAGCGTAAGGTTACATTTGAGGATGTTGAGGCAATATTCCAACGCATGACCGATAAGGGTGGAACATTCTACAATATGCAAGAGATTCAGGCTGAAACTCTCCAAGGTAAGATTTCCAACTTGAAGGATGCTTTCGATGTGATGCTCAATGATATTGGCAAGGCTAACGAGGGTACAATGAAGGGAATGGTAAGCTGGGGTACTTCTCTGCTTGATAATTGGAAGACTCTTGCAGAGATAGGAAAAGCTCTTATACCTATTCTTATTGCTATAAAGGCTAACTCTATGTTTGCAAAGACTAGTCTCGGACAAGCTTTCTCGCAAGCATCTGGCACAGGTATCGTGAGATACAAGGCTCTTTTCGTAAATTCCTTAGATGGAATGAAAAAAGCTCTTAAAGATTTTGGCGGTCTCGTTAAAAGTTCATTATCAGGTATAGGTGTAGGTCTCGCTATTTACGCTGTAGCAGAAGTAATAACTACCGTTTATGATAAGATTTCCAAGTACAACGAAAATGTACGTAAGGCAGAAGAAGAAACCATAAAGGCAAAGGGCGCAATAGGTGCTTTAGCTGGAACGTACAACGACCTTGCAAATGCAGCCACAAATGCAAATGGCAAATTAGAAGGAAAGGATTTAGAAAAGAATGTCGAAGATAGACGTACAACGTTACAAAAGCTTATTGATGCAGCATCAAAAGACGGACTGACTTTCAAAATCAATGTAGATAGTCTCGATGTAAACCAACTTAATACTACTTTCAGTAAGGTTGAAAAAGAGTATAAAAATTTCGTTGATAACATGGAGATTCTCAGAAGAAACTATGCAAAGAATGATGCAAAGAATACTTGGTTTACTGATGGACTTGATGATGATGCAGACGATTACAAAGATGCTGTGATTGATGCTCTCGCAAAGTCTTCGCAAATGGAGAGAGTTGTAGCAAACATTAACGCAAACTATAAACAAGCCACTTCGACCACGAAGAAATACTTTGATGAGATACGTGCAGGTCAAAAGGATAACGAATCCAACATTGATTATATGACACGCATGTATGAGTTGATAAAGAAAATCAACATAACACAAGGCGGCAGCGACTATAAAATGCCATCTTTCATTGGTACTTCGCAAGCTGATTTCAATGACCTTATCCGTGCGATGAACAGCGTACAAAATAAGGCGCAAGAATTGAACAGCGAGTTTGATAATGTTTTTGCAGGCATGAAGGATGCGTTCAAAAACGACCCAATAAAGATACAAGCATTTATTGATAAAATTGCGGCAGAGCGTGATTGGAATCAATACGAGAGAGACCTTGCTTATAGACACTTTGGTATCAATGTATATATTGATAAAGCCAATATGGAGAAGCAAGTATCTTGGGTTGATGATTATATCAATGATTTCTTTGCAAAGAAAAAGTATGGTATTAGCCTCGTTGTCAAAGAAATTGATGACGATAAGGCTTTTGAAGGCTTCCTTGGGAAAGGAGACCAAGCAGCAAAGGCTGCAAAATCTTGGAAAGAAGTTGAAAAGAGACTCGCCGCGGTTGGCAAAAACTCGCCTACAATAACAGTTGATGATACTATCAGAAAGATATTCAAGGCTGGTGAAATTGGAGCAAACCAAATGGTAATTTCTGTAGCCAAGGTGAGAGCCAAGGTTAGGGAATTGAAGCAAGCCGCGACTCAGCAAGCGTTAGCTTTGGGTGTTAACCCTTTTGAGGGTGATGCTAAAAAAAATAGAATCAAGCAAGATAAGGCACAAAGAGACATTTTGCAAGAGCGCATTTCCCTGTTAAAGGATATGAACTCTAAATACAACGAGTTGATTAAGACGGAATCAAAAGAGACCGCATTATCTGCTACTCGTAAGTATTTTAAAGAAGCAGCGCAAAATGTAGGATGGAAAGCTTCTGATATTCTGCCAGACGATGCATCTGTGGCAAAACGCATTCGTGAGATTGGTTCTCAGTACAAGGAATTGACAAAGCGAGGTAACGCATTCCGAATTTCGGCAGACATTGATTTGAAAGTTTCTGAGAAGGAATACAACAAATTAAAGGATGATATATCTAGAAATGTCAATGATGCATTCTCTCAGGTGGACTTGTACAAAAAACTGAAAGATGAGGGTATGTCTGATGAACTTATTAAGTCTATGTTTGGAGACCTAACGAAGTCGTTTGATGAAGTACAGGAAGACTTAAATAATGAGTTTAATAAGTATATCATCAAAGACTACGAAACTCATTATGGTAAGGATTTCACTAAATGGGGCGATAAGGTTATTCAGCAATACAACTCTGATTTGGAGAATACCGCCGAAGTCATAAGAAAAATGTTTTCTGGAAGTGATGTCGAAAAAGAATATCTCAATCAGACACAAAAGCTCAATCAGAAAATCAAGCAAGACACGACAGATACTGCTCAAAAACTCTTCAAAGAGTATAAGCAACGCCTGTCAGACCAGTTGCAGCTTGATAGAAAATATATCGCGGATAGAATAGCAATAATGAAGAATTTCTCTGACCCTGAAACTCAGAAGAAATTACTTGATAATATTGACTTGGACTACAAAAAGAAGACTGGCGAAAATACTTGGAAAGATTTTAAAAATAGCGACATGTATGTTCGTCTGTTTGATAATCTAGACCAAGTTTCTTCTAAGGCACTTGATGCGATGGCAGAAAGACTGCAACAGTTGCGTACAGAGCTTAGAGACCTAGACCCAACAGAGTTGAAGACTATTGCGGAACAGATTAATAAGGTCAATGAAGTTCGCAATTCACGCAATCCTTTCAAGGCTTTCACTAGCGGACTTAAAGAAATGATTAAGGCTGGTAAAGACTTAAAAAAGTCGGGCGGCGTAGAAAAGTATGTAGAGCTTAACGGACTTAGAGCAGATTTGACGAGCAAATTGCAGAACCAAAATGCCTATGTTGAGTCTTTGGAACATGAGTATAATGAACTAGCAAAGATTAAGGGTGCGGACGAAAGCGTTGTTTCAGCCTTAAAGTTGAAGTTGGCAACCAACAAAAGCATTCGCGACTCTTTAAAATCTCAGTTAAACCTCACCGATGAGCAGATTGCAAAGCTCGGAACGATTATGACTGAGGAAGAGCAGGCAAAGTCAAAGTTCTCAAAATCCGTGACGGATATTACAGATGTAGTTTCCACAATGGCTAACTCGTTTAATGCTCTGTTTGAAGCACTTAGCGGTTCTGATGCAAATTTGGAGAACACTCTGGATATTGTCAGCAACATCGGTCAGGCGGTCGGTTCGTACTATAGCGGAAACTATGCAGGTGTCGTATCGGGCGCAATGGGCGCGCTTACGGGCGTAGCTAAACTCTTTAGCAACGAAGGAAAGATTGATAAGGAAATTGCACGCCAAGAACGCGCTGTAAATTCCTTGCAACACGCTTACGAAAAGCTTAAAAAGAGTATGGACGATGCCTTTGATACGCAAAAGCTCTACGAATACAACCAAAAATCGGTCGATGCCCTTAAAAAGCAGCAGAAGGCGTACCAAGCAATGATTAACGCAGAGCGCGGTCGCAAGAAACCTGATGAAGGTAAGATTCAAGAATGGGAACAGCAGATTGATGATTTGAACACAACAATCCAAGAATTAGGTGAGTCTATGACAGAAGCACTTGGCGGCTTCGGTTCTCAGTCTAACTATAAATCTGCTGCTGAAGCTTTCTCGGAAGCGTGGGTAGATGCTTTCAATGAAGGTAGTGATGCACTCGAAGCACTCAATAATAAGTTTGACGAGTATTTCAATACAATGCTCACCAAGCAGTTAATGAATAGAGCTACTTCAAAATACATTCAGCCTATCCTTGAAGCATTCGACAAAGCGGTATCTGAGGGTAGCGAAGGTGGAAACAATGGTCTTGACGTTACCAAGAAAGAACTCGAAGGTATCAAGGAACTGAAAGACAAGAACCTTGCATTATTCAATGAGTATGCAAAGAACTTGATGGATGTTCTCAACGTCAAACCTACTGGCAGTTCAAATATCTCTGCTTTGCAGCAAGGTATTCAGTCTGTTACTGAATCAACCGCACAGGCGTTGGAATCGATACTCAACAGCCTACGATATTATGTAGCTACTCAACAAGCAGATGTCCGTATCATTCGCGACACTCTGTTAGAAAAGCTCGGAAATAGTATCAACGCGATAACACAAGACACTTCAAGCAGTCCTGTACTCATTGAGTTGAGATTGCAGACAACAATACTTACTGATATTCGAGACACCTTGGCTAGCTGCGTAAAGGGCGGTCACAAGCAAGGAAGAAATGGTATCAAGGTATTTATGAATTAGTTTTCTGTGTTCTATATATAAAATTAGGGCAAGCTCGGTTTCACAACTGAACTTGCCCTTTTTAATCAACATAAATCTAACTAAACCTTAACTAATACAAAAAGTAAAATTACACTTTATGTCTGTGTACCGCCGTACACTCTGTAAATAAGAAAATAATATAAATATTTTTACCAAACTTTGCTATTTAAATGAGCTGTAAGACGTTATTTCTGCTCATCCTTACAACTATTCCACTCTGACACATAAATCGTTCCTAGCGTCATATTTGCGTCATCGTAGCCAATGATTTTAACATCGTTATCCTCTCCATACTCTATAAGGTCACATTTTCCTTTGCATTCAATGCGAACTTCACTCTTTCCGCACACGTAAATGCGAGTAACCATATTCTCTGGAACTTCAATCTCCAAATCCTTGCAGTACGCGACTAGAATAATCGTAGAGCGCGCCTTGATAACTCCATGAGCACCTATATACATTTCGCTAGTATATCCGTGCTCGTTACATTGGTAGAATCCATTGGCAAACTCACCAAACTCTTTCAAAAGGTACTCTTTAGACAATCCCCATCCGAAAGCAATAGAATCAGCCATAAACTCAATTCCGTTTGAATCAAGAGCCATATTTACCAATTCTCGCTTACTCGCGGCAGAATCCCATTTCCCTTTATATTCTCCGCACAATCCCAATCTTAGGGCATTGCGCTTCAATGTCAATAATTCATTGCTATTCCCCATACCATTCTCTCAATCTATCGTTAATTAAAGTGTTCACATACGCATAGGTTTTGTCGTACCCGATAAGCTCGTGACACTTGCGGACACATCGCATAGCAGATTTCTCATTGATGTCCGCGCGCTGTGCGATAACGGCATAGGAAAAACCATAGCGATTGTGTAGAACGTCAAGAACAAAGTTCCTTGCTACCGCTCTCGCAAAAGGAATGTTAGTATTGCCAACATATAAATCGTCTGCATTCACTCCTTCCTTTTCCTCAGTACTCATAGCCGTGTTCACTTGTTCGCAAACCATCCGCTCAACCTTATCCATCGTATCATTACCTAAATATATCATAGCCGTTATATCTTATTTTTATCTTTATAAACGTAACCTACCGTATCACAAGGGTATTTATCATCTGGTGACAATACACCTGCATCTTCCATCTTCTGTCTGAAATCCACAGAAACCATAGGAACTAACTTGTGAAGTCTAGAACCATCGGCGGCAGCCCAAATCGGTTTTAGATATTGAACAGGATTCTTAACCTTTACACCATCCCATTTGATTCCATTCTGAATGAATGGTATAAAGATACCGTCTCGCTTCACTCCGTTAGCATCACACATCCTTACAATCCTGTAATCTCGGAATAGTCCGTATTTCAGTTCTATATACCATTCATTATACATAAGCTATTCCTTTCCTTGATTAAGAGCCTCGGCTGCTTGCTCTGCCAATATTGCCTGCTGACCGTGCTCAAAGTTCTTCTTCAAGTCTTCCTCTGTCTCTTCGGAAACTGGAGTGTTCATTACAGTTTCCAACTCTTTCTGCATACGACCGATGTAATCCATCTTGTTCTTTGCGAACTTTGCAGCATCATCTGCATCAGTGAACGCTGTAATCGGATGAGTAATGTTGGCTTCTGTGATGATAACCATGCTATCAAGCATATCTTGATAAGTAACATCTGTCTCAGGGAAAATATCATTCTCTTTTCCCTTTGCTTCGTTCTTCATCGCGACAAGATTTTCAAGCCACGCGAATGTTGTAGTGGTAAGCGCGTGTCCTTCCATATCAACACCTCCCCAACGCTTAAAACGTGCTTCAAATCCAATATGTGTGTGGAAAATAGCACAATCCTTCAAAATTACGATGAAGAAATGACCGAAGTCGGTAACGCTTTCAACATCTTTTCTGTTGATTCCGACAACAACTTTAAGCAAACCTGCATTGTTGTCAACAGTCTTCTTTTTTGCAATTCTAGCCATAACTATATATTTATTTTTGTTCTACAATCGTTTTGTACTCGAAACTAATGCAAGATGGATTCTCCTCAGAAGTAAATCTAACCTCATTAGGGTCATTGCAAACCCCATCTTTGAAGAAGAAACAATCCTTGCAAGTATATACTAGCGGAATAATGTCTCCGCAAGCATCATCGTCAGGATTTACGTATGTATATAAGTTTTTGCCCATGCAATATGGGAACTCAGAATCTTCATCATTCAACAATACACAATCCTTGCAAGTGTAATCAGTCTGTTCCATGTTCCAATAATTTTATTTCGTCTTGGATATAAAACACTGCCTTACGCAAGTCCTCGATGCGCTTCTCGGTCTTGGTCTTGTTACCATCCACCTTATCCTTGCGCAAGAGATACTTGATAGCGTTCCCTGTATTGAAGTCAAGGTGTCTGCAAATATCCAAAGGCTCGACACCACACAAATCCTTTAACCACGCATAATGGGATGGGTGAGACACTTGCTCCGTCTTTTTGTTTGCAGATTCATTTGTGAAGACGGAAACCTTCGCTAATTTATCCACATCCACATCCACATCAATGGATTCATTTCTTGTAGGACATGATATTTCACACCGTCCACCAACCATATCAACGACCTTAATGGTGAAGGAGTCGCATATATTGTTAGGGTCTATAATCTCGATAAACCCAGAGCTAGTAATATCTTCCAAATCTACCTTCCTAATCTGCAAGATAGAGCCAATCTTAATATCTTCAATCTTAATCATAAGCTATTTCTTAACTAAACGTTCATAATACTCCTTACACTTTTTGTAAGCATCCGATTCAGATAATGCCATAGCATCATCAAAAGAAATACTTTCATCCATCAAGAACAATCTAACGTTCCTCTCACCAAGCTTCTGTAAGTCTCGGTTAATATAATGCGAGAATCCGATTTTTGAAGCCTTGGCAGTATTCTTTGCTTGGAAATAAAACTCATCATGCTCATCATAGAACGTTCCTTCCTCGTACACCTCGCACATCACACCTTTTTCGCAAAGCTCTGTGTCATGCTTTGTTTTGTTAAGTTCGTACACGTTAATGCCTGTAATGGTATCTATCTTATCGTGACTTCTCCAACCATTCTTTGAAACCTTATAGCAGTAATTCCTCATAATCTATTCCTCCTTATCTTTAATCTCAATAAAATCTCCAATGCCCAAACGAGCATTGTTGATGCAAGACGCAATCCAACCAATTAAGTAGGCAGAAGGCTCGCCGCCGTGTTCCAAGTCAGTATATTCCTCGATGGCATCGCAGACGTAAGAAGCTTCATGGCAGCAATAGTCCATCGACATAACCTTCTGACACGGAAACGATACAAGAACGCCGCGCCTTCTGTCGCTCTTTCTGATTGCATCGGAATACGTAACGCCGCCGTAATCAATATCGGGAGCCTTGCACTTGTCAAAACAGGAATCTATCAGCTCTTTCAGGTCTTTACCGATGTGTACCCAAAGCTTCAAAGGGTAGATTCCGTTTTCGTATTCGTAATATCCTTTCTTCTTCATATTCTCAACTATTTTTGTTTTGACACAATCTCGATAGCAGACAATAATGTCTTTTCGCTGATACCTTTTCCACTACCAACACCATCTTTCTCTATCTTCTCAATAGAACTCTTTATAGAGCATACTGCATCATTTATGCTATCTGCACTACTCATTGTATTTTCGATAGCTGATTGTAGCTCATCGAAACGCTTGTCTATATAGTCCTTCAATCTTTCTTCGTGCTCTATAACGGTTACAGAGTTTGAGATTTTCCCGTGCGCCCAGCACCTATCTATGCATTCGTAATAATCACCTTTTTCTTCGCTGTGCTTTTTACCAGATACAACTCTTAGCTCAACAAAATTTTCTCCGTCCATTACCGCATAGACACCATCTCCAAATGGATATAGTTCGGCTTTTTCGAAATCCGACCTACTTTCATATCCTTTGTAAGCGACCTTTCCTAAAACATTAACTCTAATTTCCATATCTCAACTATTTATTATGTAACCTACCAATATGCCACTTTGAGCAAACCTTGCATAAGTAAGGATGCCAACCAAGTGCCTTCAACCTCGGAATCTGATTCAGAAACTCCCAAGCATCATCCTCTGTCTCATAAGCAACCTTTGCCTTCCATGAATGAACCTTCTTAGTCCAATGTTCGGGGTCTGGTTTGAACGGCGGTACTTTATTAGGATTGTGATGGTTATTCCTCATAGCTCAATGATATTAATGCAACTATCATCAATCGCGATATAGCAACCAAGTGTCTCGCGTCTGTAGCCGCCGAAATCAATAAGTATCTCAGAATCTTCACTTGCGCAAATAAACTCTTTGTTGGCAAGCAATTCATCCTTCGTAATGGTTTTCTTAACCTCACTAAAATAAATTCTTCCAACCATAGGTGCATTGATAATGCCGCCGATTTTTACAACATCATCATCCGATGTTATATATATGATAGGTAAATCACCTTTTGCATTCTTAAATTCCGTATTATTTAAAAGCTCTGATTTAGTCATAATCTGTTATTTTTTAGTTGATGATGGTTTGCGACAGCGTTTCTTTGTCGTGTCGCGCTTGCTAGCAGTATAATCCAATGCCGATTTCTTCGGTCTTCCTGGTTTTCGCTTTACAGGAACAGCTTCTTTATTCGGCAACTGCAACGTCTCACATTCCTCATCTTCGCCAAATTCGTTCTCAAACTCTCTTCCTTCACGCTTCTCTGAATCGGCATCATAGGCACGTTTCCACTTGCGCTTGGCAACCTTCAACTGCTCTTTTTTGAATGCCTCTGATTCCTCATGAAGTTTATCGTAGTCTATCTCAGGTGCATCAAACTCACCTTCAATACTGCATTCGGGAGTTTTCTCAACGTCCTTTGATTCCATTTCCTGATGAATGCGGTCTTCCTCTGAAATGTATGGCTCATCGCCAACTTTCTGCTTATGACTGGCATTATACTCGTCAATGAACTCTTTTATTTCCTTCTTAGAGCATCCATCTTTCCTCATTTCAGCTAACTCAAACTCGAACTTCTGACGTTCAATGTCCTCAAATCTCGTTCCATCCAAATCGCTTCCTTCATTGAGTACGTTGATTTTCTTGTTTTCCTCATCAGCTCTCATCTGTTTGGCAATGGCAATCTCCAATAACGCGTGATTAACGTCCGATTCCGTCATTTCATCGACCTCATAAGCCCTAGGGTCTTCACCAAGCTCGTTTTTCAGAAAGTTCTTCTTTGCTTCGATGCATCCGCTCGGCAAAAACTGAGCCTCATCAAGATACATGTAAGGATGAATGCTCTTGATAGACATGATAGGACTCGGTGTACCGAAGTCTTGCAAAAGCTTCATGTATTTGTCTGCATTCTGCTGATAAATGCAGTAGCATTCCTCCAAATTGCGCTTCTGAACAAGCACAACTGCCATTATCCAGAATGGGTCTTTACCATCCGTGTAGCGTTTTGGCAATCCCTTCGTCTGCAACGATGCCGCTTCCAACGCCCTGTCAAGTGATTCTTCCTTTATTCGCATACATTCTCAACTGTTTAAAAGCATCCATCGACCGTAGAAGGAACTCGAACCTTCTGTTTGCCTAGACTTGTATGGAGATACGTCCTACCGCCTTGCGGATGCTGTCGTTTCTATTTTCCGCCATTCTTCAACCAATCTTCAATCGTGGTACTGTCACCATCAAACGACTGACCGAAGACGTTTACCAACTTAACCGAACAAAGCAGATACGGAATGTTCTTGATGTTATCCGTTGATGGCTCTGTAGCATCCTGTACCAAAAACAACGCCTTCTTCTGTCTGTAATCGTCATACCAGAGAATCAGCGCACCCTCCAAGTAAGCATACAGACTATCCCATGCTTTCTCGGCAGCTTTTATCTGCTCAGTAACGGAAAGCTCAGTAGTTCCGTCAACATCATACCCGAACACGCAGACTGACAACGTGGCGTTGGTGCTCTCATGCCTAGCATTCGGGTCAACAAACACTCTCAACGCGTCACTCTCAGGATAGCTCTCGGTATATACGCCCTTCTGCTTACCCTTGGAGTTCAATCCGTCCAATGACTTGTAGCGGACAGAACCGCCGCCGAAATCATCTTCCAGACTCTTGCGCACTCCGTCTGCCTTCCAAGCTCCCTGCTCGGACTTCAAGTAACGCTGTATGTAGAATTTCTTTTCTGCCATATTCCAAAGTCGGTAATTCGTAAATCAAACATTTATGCTGCAAATATACGCCAAAAAATCAACCTGAAAACAGACTTTACATAGTTTAACAAAATGCAAATTTGTACCATTTTCCCCATATCCCCAATTAAATATATGTTATCCGTATAAATCAGATTTTTCATATTGAAAATTTAACATTTGAACTCTTTCCCATATAATAATAACACGTAAATAAACCATTGTACCCTCGCGCGCAGCCGTAATGGGGGATGTCAACCCCCTGTATATAGTAAACTATATACTCATCCCCCAAGAAGAAGGCTTCGCATCAACCCCATATCAATATCGCACAAAACTGCAATCCGTATATAGCAAAAACGAACATTAAATCAGAGAACAACCATACTTTCCCGCAAAAACGAAAATAAGCACAAATAACTCGTAAATTGTATTCTAAGACGTTCAAAATACGATGGCGATAAACTTACCGCAAAGCTACATAAAACGCTCCATAACGCACGAAAATAAGCGAAAATGAATATCTCGAAAACTTATGTAAAATCAAAAGTAGATATGATATTCTGGAAAATGCTCAAAATTCGGTAGAAAAGCGGAATTTGAAAAATCAGAGTATTTTACAAAAAATAAAAAAATAAAAAAAATAAAAAATTTCGGAAGAGAGCTGACCCACCCTGCGAGTGCCAAAAACGGGGGGGGGTAGGGTGTAAATTACCCTATATAGGTATAAATTACTGAAAATCAGCGTTTTATTTGCGACAAAAACGGACATTTTAAGGCAAAAATGCGGTTTTTTCGTTTATGTTTCTGTTTTCTGTAATTTATCCAAAATAAGAGAAAAGGCAAAGAGATAAAAAAGTAAAAAGATAGAACGTTTCTGCAAAGGTGCTGAAAACCCGAAATTCCCAAAAAGTTTTCTATTTACCATAATATCTTGCATAAACATATATTTTTACTTTGCATAATCATGCAGAAACTTGCATAATGTTTCACACGCAATTTTCGTGAAACAAAAAGCAAGTGAAAACGAAAACAGAAAAAGACGGCTGCAAACGTACCAAAAACGAAAGATAGTACAAACATACCTCTAAGACGGAAAACGGCTGCAAAGATATTCAAACGACAAAACATATACTTTCTATCTATCAAGCGAGAAAAAGCCTATAAACGGCAAATAAAAGCGTTTTAGATGTTTTCCCTATATATAAGGTATGTGCGCACGCTACCATATAGAAAAACGGCTGCAAAGGTGCAAAGATAGAGAAAACAGATAAAAGCATACAATAACCCCGATTTAACCTATCATTTTGCAAAGTGGAGATTACAATTTGTGTAAAGATTTAAGAAAAACCAATTATTTTCAAGAAAAAAGCGAGAAAAAGTGTAATTTTTTGCCTAAAAGTTTTGCAGATACAGAAAAAAGCCGTACCTTTGCAGTGCATTTAAGAAATAAGGATGCTTACTTAAGACATAGGAATCCATAATAACAATGCTTCGTTCTTTGATTTACTTTCATGTTAGTGTAATAGAGAAATGAAAACTATCTTTTGCCGTGACTATAGCAATATATAGCATTAGACGTTTTATAGGCTCTATTATAAATCACTATCAGAAACCTAACAGATGTTAGTGTAACAATACGATATAGTAGTATTAAGCGGTTTGCTAGTTTGCCATCAATAAAGAAACTAGTAGCAACAATTATAAAACGGTTATCCCTTTATAAAGAATGTAGCTGCAAAGTACATTATATATTCAGCGTTGAAACATCTTAAAGTGAGTAGCGAAAAGTTAGAGTAGCGAAATAAATTAGATGATAAATGAAAACCAAAGGAATATATACCCATACTAGATGCAGGCGAAAACATCGGCTTTTCTGCAAGTTCGAGTCTTGCAAAGGGAACAAATTAGTAACTAAAAAATAAAGCAATATGAAAAAGTTATCCAAAAAGCAAACATTATCTTATTTAGCACTGCAAAAGGTAGCTAGATTGCAAGAGTTATTGAAACTAACTCAAAATGCGGAAGTCGTAACATTATGCGACAATTACACCCCTGAGGCTTACACGCAAAATAGTAAGTTTATAAACGCTGCCCAAAAAGAAATTTATTCTTTACTTGAGGGTATCAAAAGAGATGTAGAGTGTATTTAAACAAAAAACCCACTACCTTAAAAAAGTAGTGGGCGAATCAAATTAAATCGAAAAATCGAAATAACTTGCTTACTTAAGACGGTTGCAAAGTTATTAGTTTTTTCCGATATAAGCAAATTAATTAGTAACTTTTAAATATTTTAGGTATGAAGACTTATAAAACAAATTATTCTGTAGCTGTAAATTGGTGTAATAATGCGCTTATCCTCTGCAACAATATTACAGAGATAGACCCTTCTGTTTATGATAATATGCGCTTTGAACTGTTCGATGAAGAAGACGGAACTCAAAGAGATATTTATCAGTGGTTTATTACAGATTGCACCGATGACGATGTAGAGTACCTAGAGCAAACATTCGGATTGCTTTTCACTTATTCAGACCTTTTGGATAAGTATATCCTTTGCGTTGACCATTTCGGCACAAGTTGGGACTATGTGGAATGGGAAACTACAAATGAATTGGCAAAAAGAGAATTAGGAGAAAAGAAGTAACTAACAATAACCTTTGCACTCGCTTATTTGTGGGTGCAAAGGTACAAATATTATAAGATATGGATATAAGTACAAAATGGGTAAGTACTGAATATAGAAATATTCAGTTTCACGTTGATATTGTAACTTTTGAGATAGCAACAAAGAAAAGCAATATTAAATCACTTTCTAGCCTTCTTGAAAATTACACAAAACTAGTACAAAAAGGCTTTATTAATACCTTTTGTGTGCTTGAAAATTCTTCTAGTATGTTTGTTGTAAAGGTAAGCGCAAACGTGGATAGACTTGTTTACTTAGATATTACAACATTAAATCTAGAAATTGGTAATATTAAAGATTAATTGGATATGGATATAACAATACCTTTCGTTTTTGCCCTTATATCTTACGTATTAGGTATTATTGTAGGGCGCAATTGGAATAAGTACGTAAAAGAGTAAATAACCTTTTAAAACGCAAATAAAATGAGAAAGATAGAGCAAAGAATGGTTAACGCTATAAATAATAGAGTTAACTACAGAGAAAGTAATACAGAAGTAATTATTAAGGGTGCAAATGTATTTGTACGCTTGTATGATACATATATATATGCAAAAGTACGTGGCAAGGTGTATTTTTCCGATGGCGGTTTTAATACGGCTACAACTAGCAGCCGTTTGCGTGCGCTTGGTGCAGACTACAGCACAAATAACAAATTGTGTGGCTGCAAACTTACTAGCCAAAAGGAAATGCTTAATTTGCGTTATTACGGCAAAAAGACAATATCATAAAACATATTGGATAGGTGCAAAGATAGTCGGTATCTGGTAGCGGTTCGATTCCGCTTGCACCACAAAGTAACATTAAATAATTATTAGCAATATGAAAGAATTAAAAAAGTTAGCATTAATACTTCGTGCTTTGGGTATTACTGCAAAGGTAGTAAGCGAGCCTATTTGTTTTGGTAGCGAGTTAATTAGTGACAATACATTTTGCGTGTGCAAAAAAGGTAATGTACTCTTTGATGTTTGGCACGAACAAACAAATGAATTTGAATTGCATTTTACCTTCAAAAATACTTTGGTTTATGATACCTTATATTTGGATAGTCTTATTCAGGTAGTTAGCGAAATAACTAGTACTATCACCAAATTTGAGGGTTAAATAATGATGTTTGCGCCCTTATCTTTTCCCTTTGGTACACTTTATCAAGTGGCAAAAGATAAGGGCATACAAAGTAAATAAACGGCTAAATTTAGAAAGTTATGTTATATGTAATTACAATAACTCTCGAAAACATTTGTGAGGGCAAAGAAGATACAAAATTATATCAAAGGTTTTTTAAATCAATTGGTAGTGCAAAGAAACAACTATCAGAATTAAGAAAGAAGATTCTAGATAATGGCTACAATTACGCATTCAGCGGAAAAAATTATCATTGTGGAGATGGCTCTATTTGGTATTGTTACGATAATGATAACTTTGATGAAGTTACAATAACACTTGATGATGATTTGGGCACATTTTACAAGACTATAGACAATAAATTTGTGCTTAACAATTCGTTTGGTAGTGGATGCTGGGATAGCGAAGAAAAAGCATTAAAAGATATTTTCAACAATCCAAAATATACCTTTGATAGATTCTTTTAGTTGTGACTTAATCAAATAGCCGTACTTACCTATAAGGTACGCAAGTTTGCGACTTGGTACGGCTCAATTAATAACATAAATATAGAAAGATATGAATAAATATAATAACTATACAAAAGAACTGAAACGTATTGGAGTGCCTAATTATGATGGTAAACAGTACGAAGAATATTTTAAAGAGATTGCAACCTCTTATGTACTTTGCAACCTTACAGGAAGACAAATGGCTTATGTGG